GTAAAGTTAAACTACCTAAACCAAAAAAGATTGCTTATATTGACGCTAAAAGTTTAGTGAGTGGTAAAAACCAAGAAAAGTTAACAGAAATAGAAAATGTATATAAACAACTGGATTATGATTGGGAAGAAAAAGGGAATATGCACAAACGTCATTTATTCCAAGAAGCAGTCAAAGACAATGACGGTTCACAAGAAATATCACACTTTATTAAATCAACAGAAGAACTATTTAAAGAACTTGAAGAAGCTACAAAAGTAGACAGTATTGTAAATAAAAAACAAGTCAAATACAACGTTGTCTATTATGTTAGACGGGTGGGTTAACTATGTTTGAAACTGTTGATGATATTATTGAATATTATTCAGATAAGGAGGTTAAAAATGAAAAAGTCACGATTAAATGAAGTCAAAGATTATCAAAATTTTGTTACTAAGTTTAGACGTTCAATACCGAAACAATATAACCAAATTGAACTCGCTGATGACTTAATGAATTTAGATATTGATTTTTTAATTTCCATATCCAACCGTTCAGACGGTAAAACATTCAACTATGTTGCATTTTTTATGAAGTTAGCTATTGATTTAGATATTAAGTTTACTTTACTCGCAAGACATCATACATTGCGTGACGCTTATCGTGAATTACTTGAAAGAATATGTATTGAACAAAAACATTTTAATGATAAAGAGTTATTTTTTAGAAATACGCAAGATTATATTGCAGTGGGTTATGGTGATAAAGAAATTGGTATTATTACTCACCTTAATAATGCAACCGATTTAAAATATCATTCTAACTTTATGAAGAATTTTCCTATCATTATTTATGATGAGTTTTTAGCATTAGAAAGCGATTACCTCATAGATGAGTGGGAAAAGTTGAAAACCATATATGAAAGTATTGATCGTAACCATGGTAATATTGAATATATCAAAATACCAAAAATTGTATTACTAGGAAATGCCGTAAACTTTTCAAGTCCACTACTCGCAAACTTAAATATTTATGAACAATTACAACATCATTCAAAATTTGGTATGAATAGCAAACGTCAGTATGGAAATATCATGCTTGAGATGAGAAGGAATGAATTTTCTAATGAGAATCGTAACACACGTGCATTTAATACTGATGATGATTCTATGACGACGGGTGAATTTGATTTTAATACATTCAATTTAGCAGACGATTATTTGAGGGCGCACATATCAAGTAATGGTAACTTTTTCCATATCAAAACCCCCTATAATTATATTAAAGTGATGTATAACTTAAATGATTATCAAACCAATATTAAAGTTGTGCCCTATTCTGATGATTATCAGTTTTGCACTGATGTATCAGATGTTGAACATGGCGCATTATTTTTAAAAGAATCATTTTATAAAGATAATCATCAAAGGCGTTATTATAACCCCTCAAATCTTCATTTTGATAATGCTTACAGTAAATCATTTATACTCAATGAAGATGATTTCATACATTTAAACATGAATAAGATTATAAAATATCATTTAAAATCAGAACGTAATAAAAAAGGGTATCAACCTTTTGAACAAAAAGAAAAAATGTATCATGATAACTACATCGAAAGAACTAAAAAAAATCTAGTAAAATCATTTATAAGCAATGTGTAAAGTTTTTACATATTGCTTTTTTTATGATATAATGGTTTTTGATTAGAGGTGTAGAACATGGGATTATTAGAAGCAATGCAAAAACATAAAGGTCAAAAAAATTTATATCTTTATTGGGATATTGAAACATTAAACTATAATAAGGTTGCAGGTAGAGAAAAACCAACAAAATATAAAAATGTTACTTATAGTCTTGCTATTGGTTGGTATGACGGAAAACACATTGATGTTGAAGTTTTTCCAAGTTTTAAAGCCTTTTATCAATCTTTTTTTGAATACGCCTCAAGACGTGATACGATCACGAAATCACAAACTACCATTAATATGATTGCACATAACTGTAATAAATACGATAATCATTTTTTACTTCACGATACAAAATATTATTTTGGTGATGATTTAGTGATAGAAAATTTATTTATGAAAAGTGCAGAAGATAACGAAAATACGATTAATATGAATGAAGCAAAATTATTATCAAAAGAAACAAATGTGATTTTAGAAAAACGTGTTAAATCAAGTATTAATTTAGATTTAATAATGTATTTGAAAGGATTTAAGTTTAATATCATTGATAATTTTATGAAAACCAATACATCAATAGCAACACTAGGAAAAAAACTCAAAGACAGCGGGTTTATTAGTGAAGATGAGTTAAAAACTGATTTTCAATATGATGTGTTTGATGTTGAACATGATATGACAGATAAACAAGCGTATGCTTATGCTTATGAATGTTTTCATCAACTTACAGAATCACAAATGACCTATATTAGAAACGATGTCATCATATTAGGTATGTGCCACATACATTATAGTGATATATTCCCTAATTTTGATTATAGTGCGATGACCTTTAGTGTAAATATTATGAAAAGTTATATCAATAATGAAACAACACGCTTACAATTATTAAACCAAAAAGGAAAGCAAAAAATATCATATACAGATTTTACTTTTTTTGATATGAATTTTTATGACTTTATTAAGGGTTTCTATCGTGGTGGATTAAATATGTATAATTCACGTTATGTTGATAAAATCATCAATGAGGAATGTTTTTCAATAGATATTAATAGTAGTTATCCTTATGTGATGTATCATGAAAAATTACCGATGTATATTTATGATTTTGATGAATATGAACAACCTACAACGATAAACATTGATTTAACCAATAAAGATTATTTTTCACTTTATAAAATGGATAAAGTCACATTCAATCGAACTATTTTAAGAAATATTGAAAGTGATTTAATTAAGCAATGTCTTGTTAAATACTACAATAATGACAAAAAGTTTGTTAATATAAATACAAACACTTTACGCATGATTGAAGATTTAACGGGTTTAACTTTTGACAAAATAAAAGTGTTTGCTTTTGTGTGCTATGAATGTGAATACTTTGGCGCTCGTGATATTATTCATCATAATTATTTCATCAAAACGCAAGGTAAATTAGATAAAAAAATCATTATGGATTCACCCTATAATTACACGATCACTGATGAAGTCAATACACATACTTATTCACAAGAAGAAATCATGTTAAGTAAAGTTGTTTTAAATGGTCTGTATGGTATACCTGCTTTACGGTCACATTTTAATTTGTTTAGACGTGATGAGGACGGTTTTTTAGTTAACCATGAAAATGGATATAAAAACAGTGAACGTAATTTATTGTTTTCTACTTTTGTGACATCACAAGCCCTTTATAATTTACTTGAACCATTAAAGTCTCTAACACAATCTGAAATAGATGACTGCTTTATATATTGTGATACTGACAGTTTATATTTAAAATCAAAAATTAAACATAAAATCAATGATGAATTATTTGACCCTATTGCATTAGGTAAGTGGGACATTGAAAATCACGTTATTAAAAAAATGTATGTACTCAATCATAAAAAGTACGCCTACCAAAAAGAAGATAATACAATTAAAATAGCTAGTGCAGGTATTCCATTAGACGCATTTAATAAAAATCAATCTTTTGAAGAATTTATAAAGAATGATTTTCACCATAAAGCAATTGTGTATAACAATAAATCCATTTATAACGAACAAAAAACAATATCTATTTATCCGTCAAAAACATATATTGAAAAAGGAACGCCTTATGATTTTTATTTCACTAAAGAATTAGAGGATAGAAAAGAAGATGTATTAAAACAAGCAAGACGTGAATATGATGATGTCAATGACGATGATATATTATATATTGAAAGTGATGTTGGCGCATTTTCATTTAGTGATCTATTTCCTTATCAATTTGAAATTAAAAATAAATGTGATATTAATATTTTATATATGGTTCATCAAGATATAAAAAATGACGCTACATGATAGTAGCGTCTTTTTTACGAGGTATAGTGACAAGTGACGTTTGCCATACGGATTATGTTTTATGTTTTATTTACTAGAATGTTCTAGCATACTTATATTATAGCATAATTTTTACTTAATGCCACTAAAAAACATAATATTATCCCCTGCATTTTCTGGTACACCATCAATCAATGCATATTCAACAACACGACTAGGTGCCCAATAAGGTGGTACGTTATAGTTAGCTGTTAAAAATGAACCATCTTTAAATACTGCTACAACAACACCTGTATGTCCAACACCCGGTAACATCGCTTGTAGGTAATTAGGTTTACTACTGAATCCATAGCCAACTGTTGGTCGGTGTGTCACACGTGCGCCTTGATTACGATATACCACCCAAACACGTTGACCATTTGTGACTTGATTATCCCATGCAGGTTGTCTTTTACCCCATATTTGGTGCATATACGCCCATGTCAATTCTGTACATTGTCCAGTATCACCTGTATTAACAAATGGACTACCTGCTAAATATTTTGGATCAAATTTAGGTACTTCAATGGCATCTTTATACTTTTGTGGTAAATTGGAATAAGTCCAGTTACCACCTATTTTTCTTCCACTTTTTCCATTAGGTGCAACGGATTTACCAGCTTTTCCACCATGATCACCATCACTATCATCAGCGCCCGTATCATTTCCACTACCTCCATCAATTCTTGATATTAAGTCTTTCATTTCATCAAGTAATTTTTGATTCATATTTAAACGATACGTGTTATTATATGTTTTGGTAATCGTGAACATTTGATTTGAAAAAAATTTGTCAGTACCAATAGAGTGCAAATCCCACTGCATACTGTCTTGTAATTTTTTGAGAAATTCTTCAAAGGCACGTGCCACAACATCAAGCCCACCACTAGGACTACTAGAACTACTTGAACCACTACTTGATCCTCCTTTACCGTCTATTTTACCACCCCAACCCAAAATGGTATTTGCAGCGTCTAAAAATGGATTACCGTAATTTTGAACTCTATTATAACTTGCTTGTAATCCCTCAGGATAATATGCTGCCCATGTAGCAGCGGCAGTTAATGGAATATAGGCACGACCTACTTTTCCATTTTTCATATTATGTGAAAAGTCATAATTTCCTTTTCTTTTTACACTAGCAGGAACAAAGTCAACTGGATTTCCTGCATCTATCCAACTTGGCGTACCTGCTTGACGTGATTGTGACACAAGTTTACGTGCAACAAATTGTGCATCGGTTAAATAATTTCCCTGTGGTGATGTATGGTTTAACCAACCCCAACTACCATTATATCCCTCATTTTTTTCATATGCTGCAAAAAGAGCAGGTGAAACTCCAATGCTTTTAACTGCATTAAGGACTTGCTTAATTTTAGTTGAACTATTTCCACACCATGCAGAAAATCGACCTATACCCTTAACTTTTCCGACTAAATCATCAACACTTAATCCAAAATCATCATTTAAATTGGAATGTATAAACTTATCAATTTTTTCTTTATCGTTCATCTTTTCCACCCTCTTTTTTTCCACGTATCACTTTTAATTTTTCACCTATTTCATCTGGAATAAGAACCCCCATTTCTGCACAGTTTTCAATAATAGATAATCCCTCATTCGCAATATAGAAAAATATTGTTACCATTAATAATCCATTATTTAAGTTTAAAATTTGGTCGATAATATTTGCTAAAATAATAATACAGAAAACAAGTATTTTACGACCGAATCCATACATTGATTTTCTACTCCATAAATTTTTATTTTTAAAACCTTTTGCTAAACCTGTAATAATATCAACACACATTAATATCATTAAAAAATAGAGTAATTTTAAATCACCTGCATAGATAAATGTATGAAAAATATCTGTTTGTGTGTATTGTACATTGATTTCACCTTTTTGTTCCATTAAATATCCTACTTTCTAAATTTATTTTTAAATACATTTTGTGCCATTGGATTGTTTGTTCCGTCGTTGTGCCAAAATCTTACACCCGTTTCAAGTAATACTTTTAACTGTTCTAAAAGCATTGGATCAATACCATCAATGGTATATGTCCCTCTCATTCTTAAATAATTGCATACAGTCCATGAATCAATTGGAAACGGTGTGCCTGCTTGATCGTTGGTTTCAAAACCTAACATAAAATAATAACGTTGGATATTATCCATATCAAATGGTGCTGGTACACCAATTTTCATAGTTAATCCATTAATACTATTAGCAATTTGGAACGCATTTCCCATTTCTGAACTTGTTACTGTTGGTGGTTGTAATGCTAAATCCTTATATTCTGCTCGTAATTCTTTATAGTAATTATATTCATCATTAAATTTTGAAAATAATGCCGTTGGTGAAAGATTTGATCCAATGCTTACAGCATCATAAAATCTTGATTTTAAATCATTACCATTGACAACATTATTGATTCTATTTGAAATTAAATTACTTTGTGCATTTTTTTGTTTATTAGCTTGTTGTGATTGAGCAAGTAATCCATTATCAATCAAAATAGGTACTTCAGCAAAGCTATCAAATGTAATAGCAGTATTTAAAAATGAACCTGTATCAATCAATATTGAATTATCACTTGCTTTGATTGGTTTTTCATTAGGTGCACTGTTATAATCTACTGGATAAATACGTACCTCGTTATGATATCCAATAATAGATTTTGTTTTTAATTTAACACCTGTTCTTTCTGTTATTTTTCCTGCATCAAGTAGTAAACTGTCACCATTCCATGAATATATTTCAATCGTTAAATATTCATTTCTTACTAAATGTTTTAATTCATCTTGATTACTATTTAACATATATTGCAATCGTTCAAATGGTACACGTAATTCTTTTAATTCCCACTCATTAGATAATTTATCATTTTTAAGTGTCATTAATCCTTTTATATCTTCTTGTGTTTTGACTGCTTCTAAATCATCTTTATTAATAAATGTTGCAGGTATTAATATGATTTTTTGAAAGTTTTGTGTAATCCATGGATATTTACTCATTTTATCCATAAAGTTATTAAAATCCTCACGATTCATGACATATAAATTAACTGGACTTGTAATGTAATCGTAAGTAATCCCTTTTGATGATTCTAGGTTAGGCTCTTTTTTCGTACCAAACTTTTTAGATAAATCAGCACTTGATTGGAATAAAACAAGATTACCACCAAACTGTTCAAGATAATTATTTAAATAGTATTTGTTACTTGCTTTAATAACATCATCGTTATTTCTAAGTGAGGGTAATAAATAATTGTAAACCTCACGTGGTAAATGTTGTCGTTCAATAAACGCATTTTGTACATTTGATAATACATTACCCTGTGTGTAAGTCATCACTGTATCAATCACTAAATACATTCGTGTAACATGGTCGTTGACATACTCAATTTGATTCACAAACGCATAATAACGTCTATTTTCAAAATCAGATTTAAACGTACAATAATTAATCCCTTGTGCGTCTTGCCATGACATTTGTTCAAGATTCACCATGTTTCTATCACGTATAAAATTAAAAGGAATATTTTTATAATCAATCGCATTAAAATGATTTTCATTTAAAAAATAGTTGTCACGTTCATTGTTTGATGAAAAGTGAATTGTGTTTTGATAATCTGTCAGTGGTGTATTATAGAAAAATTTAAAATGTGTCAGTTTTCTATCTGCCATAAAATAACCTCCTTATATGTAAAAATAGACACGCTTTCACGTGTCTATTATATCATAATTTAATCCATAAATACGGTATTAATTGGACACCACTCATCGCCTGTTGGACTAGGGTAGTTTGTTCCCTCAATAACAACATCACCTGCACGCATAATTGTAATTCTTGTGTAGTAAATTGAACCTGATTTTTTACTTGTATTTTGAACATAGTAATGTGGATTTGTGAACTCACCATTGATAGGTATTTTTCCTACTGTAATAGAATCACCATTATACCCTTTTACTGCACCACGTAAAGCAACTGTTTTAATGCCTTTTACGTTAGTAATTCGATATTGTGGTGGGTCGGTATGTGGTATTAACCCACTACCTGTGATTTTGATATTTTGCCAACCTGTATCTTCAATAGTAATACCATTGATTTTTTCCGTATTCGATTGAATTTTTTGATTTGTTTCTTCTATCTTTTCGTCTATCTTTTCGTTTAACGTTTTTTGTTCTTGTTTCAATTCGTCGATATTAATGGAATCAATTTTTTGCTTCATTTCTTCTAAGTTATAACGATTAAATTTTTCAGTAATTTCATTCACTTTTAATTTGTTATCTTCGACAGATGTTTCAATGACTTTGATTTTTTCTTCATTATCATAAATACGTTTTTCATTGTCTGATAATTTTTCTTGTACTTCTTGCATTTCATCTTGTAGTGGTTCGATACTTTCTAAATGAAGAAATCTGTTTTTAGTGTAAATATAAACATCACCGTCAACGGTTGAACATATATCATTTTCGTCAAGAAGATTTGTATTAAAATTTTGTAGGTTATAAATATCTTTGACACTTCTTACAAATTTACTTGCCATGCTTTTCAACCTCCAATTTTCCCCAAAGATGTTTTTCATTGAGTATTTTTTCTTGTTTATCTTCAATATGACCGATTGGCATATAGAAATATTTGTCACTTGAACCTTTTTTAGCGTATTTAAACTTAATCCACCATAATTTTGCTTGTTTATCTTTGATGATTTGATAAAACGGTACATATTCATTAGGTTGTATATATGAATCTTTATCAACCTCTTTTGCACTCATACCATAATCATATCTAGGAACAATCGGTAATGTATTTGTTTTATGAGCAGTAAATGTACCACGCCAATTATATTTAATATATTTCTTATCACTGACTTGTGGTTTGTCAGGTGTTTTTCCACCGTTTGCATAATGTTTAATACGAGAGATAAAGTAATCAATCAATTTTAATTGGTTTGCTCTTGTATTTGGTGCATTAACCCCTATGTGTATATCCCAACTACGATGAGGACAAGACGTTGAAAAGTATTCACGATGTAGGTGAACCGTATTACGATTAATTGGTAAATTGTATGATTTCATCACATCGGCTACTACTTTAAATGTTGCTTCTTCATTTTTCATAAATGTTTTATCAGATATATGATTTGGATAACTTTCACAGACTTCAAAACCAATTAAATGTTGGTTTGCGTATTGATTTCCACAATGCCACTCAACAAAATTTGTAGGGTGATACCATAATACCTCATTACGATTGATATAAACTGAAGCCCAACCCTGTGTATACGTACCATTTTGTTCACGTGTATATAACCAGTTTAAATATTGGCTAGGTGTCATTGAACCGTAATCATTATGAATGACTACGCCATCAATACTAGGTTTTTGACCTGTCAACTTTTGACCTTTAATGTGATTTGAATAAATGTTTTTCATTATAATACCTCCTTAAAATTTAAGGATAGGCAAAGCCTACCCTAGAATAATCAACCCTTTACTTGATAATGTTTGAGGGTCAACATTGGTAGAATATCCATGGTCTTTATCTGTAAATATCCTACTACCATTATACACGTTATAAACTGTTTTGTTACTAGATATGTTAGAACCAAAACAAGTTATTTCACCACCACGTGTTGCATAAACGGGTTCATTTTTAGTACCTGAAATATTTGACGCTTCGGCGAACACTTTAGACGCATAAGCTAAAATACCAAAGTCACCACTACCTGTGATTGTAATTCTATCTGCAAATATTTGTCCTCCACGTGTGGCTTCAATACCGTTACGCCCTGCACGTTCAATCACTGCTTCATTAATAGAAATCATTGAACCATATGCCAATACGTTATCATCTTTTGAACGTGATACTTTCGCACCATATGCAGCGACATATCCGCCACGTGTAGCTTCTAATCCACGACGACCGTTACCGTCACAATTAATTTCTTGACAATACACATCACCTGCGTAGGCAAGTACACCATTACGTTTATTTCCATTAGCTGTTGATAATCTTGCTTGTACAGTTGAACCATGTGTACATTGGATTCCGTCAAGTCCATTTTCATTCGCGTTACCACTTGTGAAATCAACTTTTGAGTTGTTACTTGCGATGACACCATGCCATTTATTACGTGAAGCAGTAGCCCCTGTGGCATCAATAGAACAACCCCTGTTTGCCATAATACCACTTGCACCACAACCATTAGCAATGCCTTTATCAAAGTTAATGTTTGATGAACGTGTCGCAATGACACCGTATGTTGTTTGTGAATTTGAACAATCACTACTTCTTAAATCAATATCACTTGACGCATAACTTACAACATTATCATCAATTGTATCAGTGATTTTACAGTTTCTTGCACTCGCTTGTGAACCAGTTGTCACCATTAAACCATGGTGCCCGTTAAATCTTGCTTCGGTAAAATCAATATAACCACTTGCACCATGTGAGAAGTGTATTCCAATTTCACCACAACGATTGACTGTCATATAATTACCTGTTAATGATGAATTAAAAATTCTTAATCCGTCACCATACATATTTTGGTCTTTATTATATTCTTCTAATTGTTCACGATTACCATTATAGGAAAAATCACAATAGTTGGTTTGAATATGTGAACCATTGACACCACATAAACCAATAAAATTAAAGTGTGTTGACCCACCACGTTCAGTCATTTCAAACGTTGTATTATCCATTAAGAAACCACAGTTAATACTATCTGAAAAATCTTTGTTTTGAAGTTTAAAATCAATTTTAGGGAATGTTGAATTATTTCCATAAAATAATGGTTTTACTCTAAAAATTGGATTTGTTTTTATTTCAACTTGACGATTTAATTCAGTTTCATAGGCTTCTACAATATCATTTTCTGATGTAATCGTAATATGATTATAACGTTTATCACGTAAGAATAATTGTTCTCGCATCATGTAATCTTTAAGTAATATCACACGTATAGATTTTGGTTGAACAATTAAATTTTCAATGTAATCAAAACAATG